TGCCTTCCTCGACATCGGTCACCTTGAGGCTGACTTCTATGAAAGGCTTGACCTTTAACCATAGTGCCGATCTCTTGCATTCGTACTTGCCACTCACGGGCTTGATCATTATGCCTTCGTAGCCTCTGTCAATGCACTGTTTGTTGTAGTCTCCGAACTGTTTCTGTCCCGACTCACTGCCCAAATCCATCTTCACGTGTTCCACCAACTTGATGTTTGGTCCGTATGTGTAACCCTCCAACCATTTCTTCCTTTCGGTGATGGCATCACGACTGCCTCCTGCCTTGAAATGGATCAACGGCATGCAATCGAACAGGTTCAGGATGGCATCGTCTGTCTTTGCTCCAGACTTCCTGTGTATCTCTTTCATCAATGCCTGGAAGTCCGCACTCATGACTTCCCCGTCGAACACCATTGACTCTTCAAATTGGTCCAGCATGGAATCAAACTGTTCTATGATCTTTGGAAAGTTTGACAACTCCTTGCCGTTCCTTGAGAACATCTTGACCTCGTCCTTCTCAACATCACATATCGTTATGACCCTTACTCCGTCCAGCTTGGGTTCTACCAGGACCTCACCTGTCATCTTCTTCTCATGTTTCTTAGAATCGTCGGCCAACATGCATTCAAACACAGGTATCTTGTAGCCCTTGGCATGTTTGTTGATGGTCTTTTCAGTTACCCCACATCTGAGATCCTTTATCAATATCCTCCTGTACCAGTCGTTCCATTGGGCCTGTGTGCTCTTGTTGGCAAGGTCCTGTACCCTGTCACGGGCATCGTTGCCTGTCAACTTCCTGGTCTCTAATAGATCCAGTGTGTGCCAGAACACGTCAGGCATTATGCCAGCGCCGTCCGTTTCAGTGGTTGGCACCTGTTTGAGTCCATATGTCCTCAGCTTGTCCAGTGCGGCCTTGCACCCTTTGAAAAATTCTTGATTCTTTGCTTCTGCCTGTTCCTTGACAACGGACTCCTTGAATAGCCTGCTGTTGTCCGATTCCAATTTCTGTATTACTGCCCACGGTGTCATATTGTTATTGTACTTTCATTTACCAATTTGTCAACCCCCAGCATTTGGAAATGATCCAGGATGCTCCAGGTGTTTGGGTCTATCTCTTCTCCCCTGAGGTTCTTTATGGTCTTTTTAAAACCTGCGAGTGCATATCTCTTGAAAGGATACTGCCACGTGGCCGCTGTCTGCCACTCTCCTTCCAGGATGTGCTTGTCGGCATCCGCGATCAGGCACAATGGCATGTGGATGGCCTCCACCGCCGATATGTGGTCCTCGAGGTAGGCCTGTAGTATCTTTATCTGTGGCACAGGATGTTCCAGGTGGCTCTTGCCATCGCTGTGGCCCTCCGCCGTGTAGTGTGCGGCACCCGGGCATCGGACCTTCTGAGTGTCCCTCATGTACCTGCCCAGGAAGTAGAAATACTTGCCCTTGACTTCTCTGTCAACATCATCACTCAACATGTCCTGCTTGAACCTGTCCAGGATGGCACAGTCTGCCTCCACGCTTATCTTGGTGCTGGCCTTGAACTGTAGTTTTCCTACAAGTGTTTCGTCCAGGTGCTTGTACCTATCCAGCATTCTTCACGCTCCAGTATGGCACGAACTCGGGACAGATGTCACCCTTCAACACTCCCATGGATACCTTGGGTTCGTGTGGTGGATTGAATTGATCCTCTTCCGGCGCCTGTAAAAGATATGCCTCTCTCATCAGTGTGCTCATTGCCACTGGTGCGTCCCATGAAGTGCCTCGTGTGTGTTGCCATTGCTTCTTGGCCGCTGAGTGTATGCCCTGTGCGTTCCTTCCACAGACCTTTACCATGGCCTGTAGGATCCTCTGTATCCAGTCCTTGGGCAGGAACTTTGTTGCTCCGTCCTCTTTGGCCAGTGCGTACATCTTGACCAGGCCTATGTATATGCCCTGATTGATCTCGCCACCGTCCTCATCACCGTAGTGCGTCTTGATGTTTGTCAATATGTCTTCCAGTATCTCTGCCGACCCTGTCATGTCCAGGCCCTTGTATGCATAGTCGAAGTGTGAGAAGTAATGTTGGTTTGGTCCACACTTGCCCGGACTCTTCCTCACCCTCTTGGGCTCCAGGTCTATCTGCACCTTCTTGAAAATGGTGTCCACGGTGTATGCGGTCTTGACCCTCTGGTTGTTCCTGTCGTTCTCTGAGTTCACGTCGTTGTTCCATCTGTGCAACAGACCCCTGTGTATCTCTTCCGTGCCCGCCCTAAGTATTCCTGTGTCGTTCAGAATCTCGAAAGCAATGGCGTCAAAGCTCTGGTGTGTGGTCTCAACGTATGTCATTGGCACGGCCTTGAAACCCAACACTGACAGCGCCACCGATGTGTGCTGGCCGTCGAACAGGTAATACTTGCCATCTCTCTTGACCGCTGACGCTGGCCTCACCACCCTGGGATCGAACTTCTCACAGATCCTGACCACGTGTGAGGGCCTTAGGTCTCTCTGCACACTGTAGTTGAAACACAGGGCATCATTGATCTCTACCTGTGTGATGCCCTGCGGCAGTATCATCTCAGGATCCTTCTGCAGTTCCTCTAACCTGTCTCTTGCTGATTGTAATCTTGTTTTGAAATTGGCTACTTCTGATTCGCCTTCGTTGTAGAACTCCTCAACCACCTGATTGAGAGTCTTGACCTTGTTGTCCATGCCTTCTCCTATCTAAAAATTAGTTCAGACTCTGTTGCGTCCAAAGGATGCGGAGTCTGTGTCTTGCCCCGAATATAAGCGGGATCCGAGGCAAGAAGTTTATAGTCATTTACTTTAATATGACTTCTTAATACAATACTAACATATTGTTAGAATCTGTCAACTATGTGATTATCTTGCTTTTCGAGGGCTGAGCTATGCTTGATGTTGCTTTTGTGTATTCATCCTGCACCTTGCTACCAGTCACGCCCATTGTGATTATGTGATCTTTGGAAATGTTTACGTCCTTGTCCTGATCCAATGTGGCTGTCCAGATACCCATAGCAAGACCCTGTGGTCCCATCATTATTACCAAAGGCTTGACGACCGTGACGTAGCTGTCATGATCAACAACGAACTTGGCGATGATTTCCTCACCGGAGTCTAATTTCAATGTTACTATGCTGTTTGGTTCTATGTTATGCATACAAGGATTGTATAGCATAAAGGGTCTTCTGTCAATTATCTAATCTTGGTATTGATCCAACGAAATGCGGCATAAATTGCCAATCCCAATATGATGTACACGATGCCATCGAACCATGAGATGTTGTTCAATAGGTCTGCGGTGATGAAGCTGAGATCCATAAAGTATTTAACCTAGGATCACTTTGGTTTTTTCTTCTTGGCCATGTAGTCATATTGTTATTTGAGCTGATGGTTCAAAATCATACCTGAAATGATTTATGTCATCCTGCCAGGCCTTGGCTACGAACTCCTTGGTCTCGTCATCGTAATAATCTTGATAGGGTGGCCTTTGGTGGTTCTTGTTTATGACTGGCAATGGTTCATAGCCCAACTGCTGACGCTGACAGAAACTGTGCCAGTCCGCGTCCAGTGTTTCAAATCTCAATATCTCAGTTGTGGGATCAATGAACTGATGCTGTGTCTGGCGGAGCCAACACTTGCTCTGATCTTTCAATTTGTGTTGCTTGTATGTGAATATGGTCATGCTGTGTTTCATCACGTATGATTTGAAACCAGCCGCTAACAAAGGCATCAGTCCCAATGGATCACCGTTGAGCTTGATGTGATGACAGTAATGATTGTAGAGGCTGACCAACCTATCCCAGGGATTCCTCACTATGGCCACGGTGCTGTCCTGCCAGGTCTTGGGCAACTGATCAAAGGTCATGTGTGGACGTGCCGTGTGCTTGCTCTCACAATTGTCATGCAACCATCTAGTGATGCTGAGCCCAGCTGTCTTTGGTATGTGAATGAAAGTGAATTTTTCAGCGACCCTTACGGCCATTGATTACACCTCCACGACCTTTGTGACCTTGTTGACCCTGTAGCTGAAATCCGTTGGGTCACCTAGCTTTGGTTTCTTCCTTGGCATAATAAAGGTATTTAATTATTTGGTTGGTTTTTTCTTCTTGGCCACGTACCTGTCTATGAGTTCCTTAGTGGCCTGGTTCCAGTACAGTCCGGAGTCGCGTAGCTTCTCGTTGGCACGCCTCAGCTTCTCCATCTTCTTGACCAGCACATTGGCCGTCCTTGGCGTGAGGTCCTGCTTTAGGCTGGCCAGTGACTCAAGCCTGCGTATGACGTCGTCTATCGC